TTAGCGCCTACAATGGCAATGGTCCAGCGCTACAAAAAGAATCCGGACGGACAATGGCAATGGTTCATCAAAGAGTACCTGGAATTACTGTATTCACGCGACGATCTAGACAGTATCTATGAGCAATGCATCGGCCGCGTGCTACTGTGCCATTGCAAACCGGACGTGCTGTGTCATCGGATCATCTTAGCAAAGACGTTCGAAATTGAATTCGGAGCGGAAGTGTCAGAGATAGGCGGTTGGCGCGTGCCATTCAATAAGCCGTTTGAAAAGATACCGTCTTTCGGATCGATCATGCTATCGGACGTTGACGGCGTCGGTGACATCGACGCGGTAGGCAACTATCGGATGCTAGTCGAGATACTCCGCGGCGGAGCTTGACGGCTGATCCGCGGCGGACTATGCTTGCAACCGTACGGAACCGCGGCATAGTGTAACGATAGCATGCCAGGACAACCACCTGGAGGCGCGGGTTTGACTCCTGCTGCCGCTAATTTACGTTCCGTCGGAGGCGCTGGTTACCGCATTGTCCAGAGGTCGCAGGACTTCTCTTACGTCGGGGATCTCTTTCACGCCGACCGGCCGAGTGGCAGGACGGGGTGGCGGCTGATCTCATCTCCACAACTCTCGAACACCTGCAGGTGATCCGAGAAACGTCGCGGGCTGTCCTGGTCTCGTACTCAGGCGGGAAGGACAGCCGCGTTCTCCTCCACCTCGCTCGACAGGTTTTCGACCGTGTCGAGTGCTTTTTCATGTATTTCCTGCCCGGAATCGAGTACCTGGAGCGCGAAATCGATGCCGCGGAGAAGCGCTACGGTATCCCAATCCATCGGATCCGGCACTGGGCTTACTATGGCGCGAAGAGGCACGGCGTGTATTGCGCGCCGCAGCCCGAGGTGCCGCTGTGGAACTTGGGCGACGTGTACAACAAGGTGCGCGAGATGACCGGCATCACGCCCGTCCTGATGGGCGGGAAGCGCGACGACGGGCAGTGGCGGCGGACTAACTCCTCGGAGGCCCGGACCGGCGGATACGAGCACGTATATCGGCCCATTTACGAGTGGACTACCTACGACGTGGTCGGATTCTGCAAGATGAAGGGCATCGAAATCCCCAAAGCAGAGGGCGGCAAGAACACCGGAGTCGATCTGTCGACGAAGTTCGTCCTGTGGGCGTACAAGAACGAGCCACAGGCGTACGGCAAGCTCCTGGAGCATTTCCCGTTTCTTGACGCCATGGTCCTGAGAGAGGCATGGTTCAATGTCACAGGAAATCACGCAGTTTGAGCGGTTCAAAACCCTCACAATCGACCGAAAAGACCTCAAAAACGCCGAGTACAACCCCCGGAAGATCAAAAAGGACAACCGCGACCGACTGAAGGCCCGCATCGAGAAAGTCGGCCTTCTGTCGCCAATCGTCTGGAACAAGCAGACCGGGAACATCGTTTCCGGGCACCAGCGGATCGCCATCCTCGATTCGCTGATGCGCAAGCGAGACTACCAGCTCACCGTAGCCGTGGTGGACCTGGACCCGCAGACCGAGAAAGAGCAGGCGGTCTTTTTCAACAACATGAGCGCCATGGGCGAATGGGATCTGGAGAAGCTCGCGGACCTGTTCGAGGCCGACGTGAACATGATCTCAGCCGGGTTCTCCAAGCAGGACATGGAGCTTCTGTTCGAGGCCGATCCGGCCGACATCTTCGCAGAGGAGATCGACGCCCAGGGGCCTCCGCGCCGCGAGGCCTCCCCACCCGCCCGCGCGCCGTCCGATCCGAGGTCCGACGATGACGTTGGCGAAACCGATCTCCAGCCCAAGCCGGGCGCGTTCGACGACATCGACGAGGAGGAGGATCCGGAGGCCGCCGAGCCGACCGAGGGCGGTTACTTCGAACGCGGAGACAAGGTGCGTGAGGCGATGCAGCACCGAAAGCGCAGGGCCGCGGTCTCGGCGTTTCGCGAGGATACCGATTTCTACTTCGTCGCCGTGTTTCGCAGCAAAGCCGAGAGGGATGCGTTCCTGGCCGACTACGGCGTGGAGGAAGGGCAGTTCATCAACGGCAACGTGCTGAGAGAGGCGATCAATGGCAGTACCGAAGGGTAAGCGCGCGCCGAAAGGCAAGCCTGGACGCGTGAGCCGCTACCACCCGGACTACGTCCCGGTAGCCGCAGAGTTCATGGCCCGCATCGGCCTGATCGACAAAGATATCGCCGCCAAGCTGGGCGTTCCCGAAAGGACTTTTACGCGGTGGAAGAGCGACCACGCCGAGCTGCGCGAGGCCCTCACGCGCGGCAAAGAGGAGCCGAACGAAAAGGTCATCTCCGCTCTGTACAAAGAGGCGCTCGGCTACATGCAGGAGGAGTACGTCCAGACGCGCGACTCCGCCGGGACTGTTGTCTCTACCTCGCTTTCGAAGCGCTGGATGCGCCCGAGCACCGGCGCGATGGCTTTTTGGCTGAAAAACCGAGACTCGCAGAATTGGCGCGACAAGTGGGAGCTGACTCATACGGTGGACGAACCGCTGGAGAAGTTCGCCGCCGCCATGAAGGAGTTCCGCTTTGGTAACGATTCCGGTCAAGGGGAATGAACCGCTCCAGTTTGCGGACAAGCAGGCGAAAGTCCTCGACTTCTACAACCGGCAACATCCCTATCACCTGATCCTCGAAGGCGCGGTGCGCTCGGGCAAGACGCATATCAACAACCTCCTGTGGCTCCAGCACGTCGGAGGCTTTCCCGGCCCGCAGAAGAACTTCATCCTCACCGGCCGCACGCTCGGCTCAATCGAGCGCAATGTGCTCTCGCCGCTTGAGGAGTTCATGGGACGCACGATCCGGCTGGACAACTTCGGCCGCTTCCGTCTCGGGCCGCACATAGTCAACTGCTTCGGTGCCGACAACGAGATGTCCTACAAGGCAATGACCGGGATGACCTCTTTCGGCTGGTACGCCAACGAGATCACCAACCAGCACCCGAACACCATCAACGAGGCGTTCCAGCGCTGCTCGGGCAAGGGCACCAGGATCTTCTGGGATACCAATCCAGACCACCCCTACCACTCCGTAAAGCTCGATTACATCGATCGCGCCGGGTTGCGCAATGAGGCTGGCGAGCTGGTGATCGCCGCGTTTCACTTCGCATTGGAGGACAACGAGTTCCTCACCCCGGAATACATCGAGAACGTCAAGCGCACTACGCCGAAAGGAATGTGGTATGATCGGCGGATCAAGGGCCTGTGGGTAGCGGCAGAAGGAATCATCTACGAGTCCTTCACGCGCGAGGAGCACGTTTGCGAGCCGTTCGAGATCCCGAAGGACTGGCCGAAGTTCCGCGGCATCGACTTTGGAACCGTCCATCCGTTCGTTATGCTTTGGGGTGCGTTGGATCCGGACGGACGGCTGTACATCTACCGGGAGTATTTCAAAAGCAACACCCTGATCCGCCAGCACGCGGAGACGATCAAGCGCATGAGCGGGCATACCGGCGAGGACGGCACGGCCGTTGAGGATCCGCGGGAGCGCTACTTGTGGACCATATCAGATCACGACCGCCAGGAGCGACTGGAGTATGAGGAGCACGACATCCCGACGCGTCCGGCGCAGAAGGAGGTACTTCTCGGGATCGACAAGGTGGCGCAGCGGTTCGTCGAACAGATAGACGGGAAGCCGCGGATCCAAATATTCAACACCTGTGAGAATCTGATCCGCCAAATAGGCACATATTCGTGGCGGCCCTACGAGGACGGCAAGCCGTACCGTGAGGAGCCGTACAAGGTAGACGATGACGGCCCGGATGTTCTACGCTACATCGTGATGGAACTGGACAACCCGACGACACCGATCATTAAGTCAGGATTCCGCGGCTACACACCCAGGAGGTAGCCATGCAAAGCACTCAGGACATTCTGGACGTGATCGCCCGCGACAACGAGACGATCATATCCAACATGCTGCACGACCTCATCGATGAGCACTCGATGGGCGAAGGCCGCCTCCAGAGCACGCTGTACAACCGCTACAAGCAGGAACGAACCGGCGTTCCCATCTTCGCCAAGAAGTTCGCCAATTACGAGAAGGCCCACGAGCGGATCCCGAACGATTTCTTCGGTGACATCATCGACCTGAAAACCGGCTACATGGGCAACGAGATCGTCATAGAAATCGACGAGCGCAAGGTCACCCAGGAGGCGGAGCTGGACCGGCAGAACGTATTTCTCCAGACTTTCGGCCAACGGGAAGGAACCGGCGATAAGAACTCCGAGCTGGTGAAGATGGCGGCGATCACGGGCAAGGCCTTCCGGCTCCTGTACATCGCGGCGCGTGACGGACAGGCGCATGTGATGAACGTCGACCCCTGGGAGGCGATCGTATTCTACGACGCGTCGCTGAACGAGCCGGAAGCGGCAATGCGCTACTACCGGGTCGAGGACGTGCGCTACGGCGACAAAATCACCGACACCCAGAAGTCCAAGCGCTGGCGCGTGGAGTGGTACGACCGCGATAGGGTCACCTACTACCAGGAGAACGACTCGGGACACTTCGTCATCGATGTCGAAACCGAAGGAACCGATGGCACTGGGAGGCAGGCGCACCTTTTCTCGGGCGTTCCTCTGGTGGAGTTCAAAAACAAAGAGGAAGGGCAGTCGGAAGCGCACAAAGTGCTGGAACTGATCGACGCCTACGACAACATCTTGTCCGATACCGCCTCCGAGATCGAGCAGCTACGGATGGCGTACATGTTCGCCCGAGGCCTCGGCATGAAGCTCGACCCCGAGCTTGAGGCGTTCCTGGAGCAGACCGGCATCTGGCCACTTCCGCAGACCGGCGAGGTGGGATTTATCAACAAAGACCTCGGCGGAGCCGCTCCCTTCGTGCAGCAGGTGCTCGACGAGCTGCGGCGCAACATCTACTCCTTCGCCAAGTCGATCGACCTGTCGGTGGACAAGGGCGGCGATATGCGCGTGATCGGATGGCAGATCGCGCTCCTGCGGCTGGAGATGTCGGCCCAGGTGACCGAGAGGAAGTTCAAGCGAGCCTACGTCAAGCAGTATGGCCTTCTGTCCGAGTTCTGGCGGCGCGCCGCGGCGATCGCCATCGATCCGTACTCCATGAGGTTTGTTTTCACCCGCAAGTTCCCGAAGGACATAGACCAGGAGATCGAGACGCTGATCAAGGCGATCGAAGCCCTGCCGCTCGAAGAGGCTTACGGGCTGATGACGTTCATCGACAATCCGCAGGAAATCGCAGAGAAGTTCCGCGACGAGCGGCCGGATTTCGGCGGCGTCATGAGGGCAATGGAAAATGCCGAGTCTGAACTGGGACGACCTGGACCGGTCGGTACTCCTGGCTCTCGATAGGATCCAGTCCCAAACGCAACGACAGATCCTCCTCGCCTATACCGAAGCGCTGAAGGATATCCGCGGCGAGCTTGCGCGGCTGTACGACAAGCTGAAGGATCCGGACGGGAAGCTCACGTACGCCGAGATGACGAGGTACAACCGGCTCAACAAGCTCGACGAGCAGATCGCGGGCGTGATGCAGTCCACCTACCGCGTCGTGGCCGGGGAATTGGAGAGGCTGCCCGAGGAGATGTACGAGGCTTCCTACTTCCGCTACGGCTGGGCGTTCGATCAGAACACGCAGGTCTCTCTCGTCTGGGGCCGCCTGGACATGAACGCAGTCACCGATATCGTGCGCAATCCTCTGGACCTCATCGCCCGAGACGCGCTGGATCAGACAACCAGGGCCAGGATCCGCAGGGCCGTTTCGCAGGGGCTTCTGCAGGGCAAGAGCTTTCCCAAGATGGCGCGGGACATCCGCCGCGCGATGTCGAACAACGCGTATGAGGCGATGCGCATAGCCAGGACTGAAGGCCAGCGCGCCCAATCGGCCGGAACCTATGCCGCCTATCAGCGTGCCGTCGACCAGGGCGTGCGGGGCGACGACCGATGGGATGCGACGCTCGATCAGCGCACCCGCGACCAACACCGCTCGATGGACGGCCGCTCGCGCCAGGAGGACGGGCTGTTCCACCTTCCGAACGGAGAGACCGCACGGTATCCGGTGGACCCGACGCTTTCGGCCGAGAACGCCATCCACTGCCGATGCCGCCTACGGTTCGTCGTGGACGGTTTCGAGCCGCAGCTTCGGCGTACGCGAGAATCGGGCGTGATTCCGTACACCACCTACGACGACTGGCAGGCGGGGCTTGACTCCCGCGGGAAATACAATCCGCTGGGCGATTGAGCACCCACTTGCAACATCGTTCGCTGTGGACTACGTTATGTGACACATGGCGTGCTGCGGGCAGGAACTGCGGCGGGCCGGAGGACAAGGTATGACGATTGACGAGCTGAAGAAACTTGTGGGCGAGGAGAAGGCGGAAGAGGTCGATGCGCTGGTCGCAGAGATCCAGGGAGCCGCAAATCCGCTTGCAGGGTTCACTGAGGGCAAACTGGGAACGCTACTGAAGGCGAATCCCGAGCTTGCAAAGGCCGTCGACTCACGGATCAGCAAGGGCGTGGAGTCATCCATGAGCAGGTTTCGGGAAGCAGAGCTTCCGAAGCTCGTTCAGGCGGAATACGAGAAAACGCATCCGCCCGAGACGCCCGAGCAAAAAGCGATCAAGGAACTCCGGGACGCGATCGAGGCCAGCGAGAAGCGACGGCAGGAAGCCGAATCGCGCGTTGCCTCCCAGGAGCGGAGAGAGAAGCTGCGACAGGTGCTCACTGAAAAGGCACTGCCCGCCGAAGCGGTACAGTGGTTTTCCGGGGAGAGCGACGACGACATCGAGTCGTTCGTCCAGTCGGCTGAAGGGCTTTTCTCCTCATATGCGCAGCAGGTCAAAGAGGGCGTGCTCAAAGCCGGTGGGCGAGAGCCTACCAAGGGGCCGAACGGCAACACCTCAGGGAAGTTTTTTTCGATCGATCAGATCAACGAGCTTTCCTCAGACCCGCGGACCTTCGCGCAGAACCGCGACAAGATCATGGAGTCCCTTACGTATCATCAATCACTCGACCGCCAGTAAGGAGACTAGGTAATGGCACTTGAAGGTCTAAAGCCGACTATCTGGATCAATAGCCTCATCGTGGCGCTCCAGAAGCGGCTGATCTTCGGCAATCTCGCGAACCAGAGGTACACCGGGCAGGTAAGCATCGGTGGAACCATCAAGTTCAACCAGATTGGCGAAGTGGATGTCAACGACTACACGGCCTACTCGGACATGACGTTCCAGCAACTGGACGACGCGGGGCTTTCGATGGTCA